GTAACAGAAGAAGGTGATACTTCTATTCAAACTGGTGGAGATACTAATATTAAAAGTACTGGAGATACTACTATTACTAGTACTGGAAAATCAGATCTCATATCAGGTGGAGAAGTTACTATAACTTCAGCTGAACACACAACTATAGTATAATGGCCTTACCTAACTTCGAAGTACCTCCAATGGAATGTCCGGCAGTATTATTGCCCACCCCAGCTAATCTAACAAATATATGGGGTAAACTTGCCACAATCCCCGATAGATTAATAGCTGCGGCTAAAATTATGGCTCAAGATGAAGCTCAAGAATCTATCGATATGGCAGAAAATTTAGAAACTATGGCTCAAGATGAAGCTGTAGATGATATCGATATGGCAGAAAATTTAGAAACTATGGCTCAAGATGAAGCTCAAGAATATATCGATATGGCAGAAGATTTAAAATCCATGGTTGAGGATATGAGAAAATTCTTTTCAGCCTATGATCCAAAAAATAAGAAAGCTATTTTTCCAGAAAAAGAATGGGAGGTAATGATTACAAGATTGTTGGAAGAATATCCTATGTATGTTCAAACAGAAATTTTAAGTCTTATTACTACTCTTTTTCCTATTGAATTTACTTTTGTTATACCAGGAATAGGAATATCAGTTGATCTACTTAAATTAGTAACAGATAGAGCTTATTTAACTGAATTAATGGCAGAGGTTCAAGGGTTTGGTACTGATATGGAAGCACAAATAGAAGCATTAAAATCAGGAGAGTGGAAAGACTTATCTCCTGATGAATTACAAGCTCAGATAGACAAATTAAGAGGAGATAAACTAGACGCACTATTTGCATTATTACCTGATGAATATAAATTATTTAATGGTGATTATGGTCTAGAAACTGCTGAATGGAAAGGTAAACAGATAATTGATTACATAAAAAATGAAGCTACAAAAAGAATGAATCAGTTAATGACTATGGGATTTTCTGGATTAATTGAATTGTTTGATGTAATATGGGATGCATTAGGGTTACCTTCCTTACCAGGGATGGAAACCATGAATGCTGGAGAATTAATTAAAGGTGTTGTTACTGCAGAAAAAGCAAAAATGGCTGCTGAATTAGCATCTTTAGAAGAGAAGAAAGAATCTTCTACTACTAGTGAGGAATCTGATTCAGCCTCAAATAATGACGAAGAAAATTCAGATGACGAAGATAACATCACTGACGCTACCAAAGATGAATTAAAAAAACAAATGAATCTAGGAATAGTAGAGGGTTTAAAAGGCATTGAAGTATTCGGGTTTGATGTTATGTCATTATTAGGTGGGGAATTTAATGATGAAACTTTTTCTATAGAATTTCAAGTTGCTAGAATAAATCAAAAGTTAAAAGAGTTTGAAGCTAATTGGCAATTATTCTTATTTAAAACTTGGATGCAAAAAGTTACAGCATTTTTTGATGCAATAGGTTTAGGAGCTTTGACCCAATTTGCTACATTAGATTTTTGTACTTTTATAGGATTGATGGGTATACCTACAACAATCGATTTAAGTTCCTTTAGTAATATTAAAGAAGTAGCAACTGCTTTAAATCCTGATCTAAAAATATTAGATACTTTAAACGCTGCAGATAATGCATCAAGTACCTTTTCTGAAGTTACTACTACATTAGGACAAACAATTTTAGGATCAGGTGATTCTGGTTCAGTAGTAGTTAATAAATCAAATTTATTAGTAGCATTTACAGCTTATACTATATCAGGCGGAAATATAGTTTTAGATGAAGCCGCAGCAGCTGGAACAGAGTATTTAGTTATTCCTGATCCTAATGGCTAGAGAGTATAAATAGATATATGGCAATTACATCTGACAAATCACACAAAACAATTCCGATTTCAACGGTATCTCGGAAACGAGCTTATTCAGATTTGGATCTATCTTTGCTCCAACATGGGGTTACAAAAGATATAGTTCCATTAAAAGATGATAGAGCCATTAAAAATTCAGTTAAGAATTTAATACTAACTAATTTTTATGAAAGACCCTTTCAACCAGAAATGGGTGCTAATTTATTGGGACTTTTATTTGAGCCCGCAGATAATATTACAAAAATAGAATTAAAAGATGGAATAAAATCAGTATTAGATTATTATGAACCTAGAATCAAAGTTCAAAATATAATAATTGAAGATGATACTGAAAGAAATCGATGGAGAATTTCTCTTCATTTCAAAATAAAAGAATTCAATGTTAACTCAAATATTAATATTGTATTAAAAAGGTTAAGATAAAATGGCTACAAATTTAAATGTCACAGAATTAGATTTCGCAGATATAAAACAAAATCTAAAAAATTATTTAAAACAACAATCAGTCTTTAGTGATTACAATTTTGATGGAGCAGGATTAAATATATTACTAGATGTTCTAGCATATAATACACATTACAATGCCATGGCAGCCCATCTATCATTAAATGAAGCATTTTTAGAATCTGCACAAATAAGAGGCAATGCAGTATCAAGAGCTCGAATGTTGGGATATGTTCCTTCATCAGAGTTAACAGCCCGAGCTTCTGTGACAATCGTAATTGATGTTAGTTCTGAATCAGGAACTATACCCGGAAGTATAACAATACCTCGTGGGACTAAATTAACTACTACTGTTGGTGGATTAACTTATCAATTTGTTACAATAGATTCAACTACTGCAACAAGAATAGGAAATCTTTTTACATTTACTGCCGTTGAAATTGGCGAAGGTAATTATAACTCTATTAAATATAGAGTTGATAATGATATTGTAATTCAGAAACACCAAATCCCTCACAAAAATGTTGATACGAGCTCGCTCCGCGTACGCGTACAGGCGAACGAAGAATCTTCTTCATATGATCTTTATACAAGATTTGAAACACTATTACAAATTGGTGGTGCTTCTAAGGTATATCATTTACAAGAAAATTCAAATGGATTTTATGAGATATACTTTGGTGATAATGTTATTGGTAATAAACCATCTTATAATAATATCGTTACCCTAGACTACATTTATACTCATGGTAAAGAAGCTAATGGAGCATCAACCTTCACTATGGTTAATTCTATTGAAGGATTTTCTACTATTTCTGTTACAACACTTAAAAATTCAGAAGGTGGAGCAGACCAAGAAGAAATAGAATCAATTAGATTCAATGCTCCTCTATCATATACTTCTCAAAATAGGGCAGTAACATCTGAGGACTATAGAGCTATTATTAATAGAAACTTTACTAATATAGCTTCAATTAATACCTGGGGTGGTGAAGATAATGCAATACCAGATTATGGAAAAATTTATATTTGTATTAAACCAAATACAGCTGATGTATTAACTGCTGCAGAAAAAATCTCTATTACTGGATCAATATTAAAAGGTAAAAATGTAGTTAGTATTACACCAGAGATTTTAGATCCTAATTATTCTTATTTAGAATTAGATGTTATATTTAAATATAATCCAAACTTAACAGATAGAACTGGCGCGGATTTAAAAAGTTTAATACAAGATACAATAGATGATTACTCATTAAATAACTTAAATAAGTTTGATGGACTATTTAGACATTCTGCTTTATTAAAATTAATCGATAATGCAGATCCATCAATATTAAATAGTACTGTTAGACCTTTCCTATTTCAAAATCTAACTCCAACAGCAAATATTCTTAATAACAAAACATTGACTTTCCCAGGGGTAATATATGTCCCAGGTGGAGCAGATGAATCTTGTATTACTTCTACATCATGGACTGATGGTAATGGTATAGTTAATTATTTTAATGATAAAGCTATTACAGGTTCTACAACTAGACAAATATTTGCCTATCAATTAGTTGGAGATGAAAAAGTAACTACAATTGATGATTGTGGTACTGTCACTCCTTTAACAGGGACAGTAATATTAAATACCTTTACTCCAGCAGATACAACTACAATTCGAATTACAATTGTTCCTAACTCATTAGATATTGCTCCAAAGAGAGATGAAATTCTTTCAGTTGATGGAACAAGATTAACTGTAACTGCAGAAGAAGATACTATTGCAACAGCAGGTTCTTCAGGAGCAGTAGATTATACAACAACCTCAAGGTTTAGAACATAATGGCTTTATACGGATCAGATCACGAAAATCCTAATTATGTGGAATCGATTGGGTCTTTAAAAAGAAAGACCAAAGAGGATATTAGACTTGATACTATAATTCCTCAAAACATATTAGAAGATTCAATTAATTCTGATGGATCCCCAAACGTTAAAACTCTATTAGAATATTATTATAAGTTTATGAATATGGAGGAATTTATATATACCTCTACTGAAACTAAAACTGATCTATTAGCAGCTTCTACAATATGGGCAGGAAAAGCTAAAGCAGCTTTTAGAATTGTTGATCCTAATAATGAGAATAATGAATTTTTTAATGGAGATACAGTAGGAAGTTCAGTTCTTAAAGTAGGTTCTACTGTAATACCTATGACTAATAATAGTGAACCGATTGTTTCAAACGGCAACGAACTTCCCGGTAGTTTAAAAAACTCATCTTCTGAATATGGTAAAACATTTACTGTTGAAGATATTCCAGCAACCCATATAGGAAAAGAAGCTACCCTAACTACTACAATTACCCATTGGGTTGGTCCAGGTCCAAGTTATGTTTTAAATGCTATTGAAGAAGCAATGAACATAGATGAAAATACAGATAATTATTTAGAAATGATGCAGAAAGAAATAGCTCAGGCTATTCCTAGAAATTTATCCTCAGTAGAAAAAAGAGCTCTATATAAAAATATCACAGAGCTCTATAAACTGAAAGGATCACAGGATTCAATTGAAGTATTTTTTAGGTTATTATTTAACGAATCTGTTGAGGTTGATTATCCTTGGGATAAGACATTAATACCTTCTTCTGGTGATTGGGATGGAGATCAAAATAGATATCTAGATCATAAAGGATGGTTATCTGATACTATTAAACTTCAAGATTCTAAATATTACCAAAAATTTTCATATAATATAAAAACTGGTAGGAACTTATCTGATTGGCAATATGCGTTTGATAAATTAGTTCATCCAGCTGGGTTTATATTCTTTGGAGAAATTTTAATTATGACCCAGTTAACTCGGGCTATATTAGGTGATGGACAAAGAGTTTCTCGCCTTATTGGACCCGAGGGTTTATTCCCAGATGAGGATGGAAATTATGGATATATAAATGTTTATCCTAGAAGTAATAGAAAAACTCTTAGCTCTATGCCAGGATTACAGCCAGGGGTTATTGGTGCTGAAGATGTTGCATTACTTGTAGAAGCTTTTGCTTCAACCTTCTTACCTAATAT